CTCTTGTTCTTGCAGTAACAGTCTGCTTCTCGATTGAGAACGCCATTTCTGCGAAAGAGTTAGAAGCAGAGTCACCAAGAGCCTCGGCAGCAGATGTCTGCATTGCAACACCAGATACATAAGTGCCTGGAGCAGCATCGTTAAGAACAGCAGGGTTAGTACCTTGCATTTGAGTGTTACCACCAGAGAAGTCGTTGTCGGCTTCGTTGTAGAATGCCTCTGTACCTGTCTGTGAAGAGTAACGTGAACGCATTGCGAAGATAAGGCCAGTTGGGCCAGTCATAGGCTGAACGCCTGCGACATCATACGCAATAAGGTTCGGCATCGCCCGTCTTACGAGGGAGATGAGGATCGGATCCCAGCCGGCAACATTTGAACCGGCAGGTGCGTGACCAGAGTTGGTCGGTGCAGCCTCAGAAAGGAACGCATTGTCCTCTTTCATTGACTTTTCTTGGTTTTCTAGGATAACAGTGGTTACAGCCTTACGATAAGAGTCGTTGATCTCTGGAAGATCTTTATGCTCTAGGACTGGCTGCCACTTTTCCTGTAGATGTTCTGTTTGGAACATTTTAGTTTCTCCTTGTTGAGTTATCTATAATATTTATAAAAAAGTAACATTTAGTTACTTATTTCGCCCGCTGTACAGTTTTGCCGATAGCTGCCATGTAAGCAGACATTGCACCAGTTGTATCGTAAGATTCCGTACCATCAGTTTCGGAATCTACAGATTCAGCGACAGTTGTTGCTTTAGGGAAATAACTTTCCTTCAGCTGGTCGAGTTTTTCCTTGAAAGACTCTTCATTTGAAAAATCTACCTCTTCTGCAAGAGACTTAAACTTTTCTACCTCTGTATCTGCGAGGTCAGAAGCGCATTCATTGAATACTCTCTCACGAACAAGAACGTCATGTGACTTTTTAAGTTCAGCACTCTTTTCAATTTGCTCGTTGAGTTTTGCTTCAAGTTCATCAATCTTTTCAGACTGTTGACCAAGAATGTCGTACTTCTCATCTGGAACATCAATGTAATGCTCTTCAAACAGAGACTTGAGACCAGAGATGAAGTCCTCTGCGATTTCGCCTTTAAGTCCACGCTCAATTGCGATTTCGTTTTCTTTCATCCACTCTTCTACAACGTAGTTCATGTAGTTGTCAACCTTTTCAGTCAACTCATCTTGAACTCTGTTGATTTCTTCAGCGACTTCTTGAGTTTTTTCCAACTCAATTCTTTCGACTTCAGAACGGATTTTTGATTTTACGGCTGCTTCAAAAATTGTCGCTGCCTTTTCTTTGAATTCCTCAGAAAGTTCTGCGTCTTGTGTAAGAGCAGAAACGTCATCAGAAACATCTACAGAAGCGATGCGCTCATCAAGAGTAGATTCCTCGACCTTTGCTTCGGCCTTTTCTTCTTCCTCTTCTTTACCCATCATTTCCATCTTGTTATACATTGCCTTGAGTTCTTGGACTTTCATGCCTTCCATTTTTTTCATCATTTCGGCTTTCATCATCTCTTTCGTCATGGCCTTCTCTTGAAGTTCTTCACCGTCATTGTCGATGTTATCATCGCCTGCGGCAAGGGGTTCTTTGATTTTGGTTGCTTCAGTGTCACCACCAGCATCTTTTGCACCTTTAGTCTGTGCATCAGTTGCCTTTTTAATCTTGTCAGCGGATTTCGCTGAACCAGACTCGGCCTCTGGCTTATCTTCACCAGCGCCACCAAGATCTTGAACTTCACCCTCTACTTTATCCATTGATTCACCTTTGGCGGCACCCTTTGTAGGGGCGTCTTGGGATGCTTCTTCAAGCTCCTGTTGAACTTCCGCTTCTAGTTCCTCAATTGTCTTGTCTAGTTCTGACATTGGGATTTCTCCTTGAGTTTTGTTATCTTTACATATTTATAATGATTAAAGTTTTGACAAGAATTTTGCAAATGCAAGAGCGGAAACATTTGACTGTTTACGTCTTACACCTTCATTAATCTCATCTTTGATTCCAGCAATCTCGACTTCTTTGAGAATGCCATTATCCCACACCCATTCCTTTCCTTCCATAATACCCTCAACGAAGGCCTGAGGAGCAGAAGGGTCTGCCACGATGTCTGCCGCAGTAGCGAGATAGAAATCGTCTTTCACATAATTTGCACCAGCCTTAGATTCTAGTGAACCCATACCTCTTG